TCCAAGGATCGCTCAAACATCATCCGGCCCTTGAAATCGGACAAAGTATATTTTGGCCGCATGTTAGGAAATCTTGTTGACAAGCCGGCCGCTGGCATTATTATTTCCATAACGATTCAATTCCTTTTAATAAAAAATTTCTCTCAAGAGTATCAGGTCGACTGTGTCGATACACTCTCAACAACATCAGAATCAACAAGTAGTCATTGTTTGCTGTTGGATACTTTTGTAATATTTTTTGTTGTATGTGCTTTGTTTTGACATTTAACATGGCGTTGTTTTTTCTAGTAAACCAGCCCAGTTCTAAATCTTGTCTTAACTTTGCAATATCAAATATGTATGAATCATATTCTATTGTTGCACAATCTATTAGAAAAAATCCTCTATCCGCTGTCCAGATAATGTTCTCTAGGGTCAGATCTCCATGATAGTTTGAACTAGGCAATTGCCGGGGCAATCGATCCAACAGTTGTTCACGAGTAAACGGCAATTCGTCAAAGCTAATTTCTTGCAACTTTTTGATATAGATTTCTGTATAATCTTTGTCCTTGGACACAGTAGAAAATTTTTCTAGTATGCACAACAAAAAATCTAGCAACTTTTCGTAATTGTTTGTTTTAAGATATGTTTTTATATCTAGTCCGTGCAAGTACTCCATGTCGATCATTTTTTTTGAAACTGTATACAATTGAGGAAGTGGATACTCTCCATTCAATGCTTGCATACGCTCTATGTTCCTTGTGATATTTCCGATCTTACGCACAAAAAGTCTATTGTGTTTTTGCATCAACAATATTTGATTGCCAGAAAACCCATACAGTTCTTTAACTACCTTGGCGGCCATAATTAAAAATTGTCCTGTTGCCTTGCCTTATATATAGTCGAATGACCTTTTCTTCGTACGCCGGCAACGGGCATTGTATAATAATAAAATGCAAGACTTCTTCTTGCCCTATTATCAGGGCAATTTAAAGGATCAGGGTGTCCGTGCCAAGAATGATTTGTAGTATTAAAAATTACAGTTGTATTTTTTCTTGGTGGGACTGATTTTTTAAGTCCCCCCATTTCAGTGTCCCACAAATCTAAATTTCCACCGTACTCATCCTGCCAATCATCATTCAAATATATTAATACATTAATTCGTCTATCTAAACTTGTTATAGGATGTATATTAAAATCTACATGCATTTTTAAAAAACCGCCTCGACGAATTTCGTGAGGACCACCTCCTTCTAAATGCGGATCCGATTGTAGATTTTCAATGCCAGTTAATTTTTCTAAAAATACACAAAATTCTTTACTATTAAGTTCTTGACTAAATTCTTGAGTAGTTGGCTCAAATAAACTTAATTTTTCGGGCTGTCTAAAACTTAATTTTTGTAATGTAGTTCTATTATTTTTACCTGCCATATGTTTTTCCATTGATGGGAATTCGTCATGAATTTTTTTTAACACATCATCATCAAACAAATCAAATAACACTGTATGGGCAAACGGCGAAGCATTTACGTATTCGTTGTGACGTTCTTCGGCTAATTTATAAAACTTTTCTGGATCAAAATATTTCATAGTGTTTTCTCATTTCGTAGCAACAATTCTACTGTCATTGGGTGATTTTGCAAATTGATTTGCCTCTGAAGTCCATTCTGAAAACCCATGTTCTACAAATGTCTGACCTAAACTTTCTACACTATATCCCCAGCGATGAATCATAGATGGATGGTCATATTTTAAATCATCATAAAAAAATACAAATAAGGTGCGTTTCATATCTTTTCGATCTTTTGATGTTAAAATTTTTGGATTGTTTACAATTTCTCTGCATGCCTTTAGCGTGTCTGGCCATTCGGTTACCACTCGTCCTCCTGGTTTAAGGATACGGAACCATTCTTTAAACATCTTTGGGATATCTTTTCTTGAAATGTGTTCAATCACATGGATAGATATTATTTCATCAACTGTATTATCTGGGATTGGGAATGTTCCGGTGATATCTTGAACACACACTTCCGGAGTTGCCTGACTTCCGTCGACATTAATGTAACCGTCAAGCATAACTGGCCCGCATCCAAGGTGCAATTTGATTGGCAAATTATTTTTGATTTTTTCTTGTATTTTTTGATTAAGCATTTTTTGTTCCTAGCATGTTATTTCCTTAGTTGGTCAATGACTTCTTCTATAAATCGTTTAGATAATACTCGTGCTGAGTAATTATCTTCAACGTATTTTTGCCCTTGAGTAACCATATCTAACACTTGCTCTGGATTATTTCTAGCCCATTGAATGCCTTCAATATAATCTCCTTGCCATGTGTAAGGTGCAAACTCTAGATAACTGTGCAAAGGGGTAGTGATAACAAAACGTCCAGAGATTAGGCTGTCAATTAATCGATTGGCACTTTTGGTGTCAGTACGTGGATTCTCAGTCAATACGGGCATTAGCACAATGTCTGTTTGCTCCAGCAACTGTCCTTGCAATTCCCAAGACCACTCTCGCATGTCCAAGCGATCAAAGTTGATACCGCTTACTGCACCTTTGGCTTGTCTTAATTTGAATTTACCAAGTACTCTGTCAGTCTTGGCACTGATCATGGTATAACAATAATTTCCAATTTCTTTTTCTAATCTGGACCATACTTCAAGTATGGGCAAAAATTTAAAACTACTCTGCGAGCCAAACCACAACAAGTTTATATCTACTCCGGGTGCAAACCTGGGAGATAGTTTGGGCCTCTCATAAGGATCAGGCATTACAATACTGTTTTTGCCCGTGAAATTTTTAGTACTAATTCCCATGTTAACACTGTTAACAGATACTAAATCAGCCAATTGACAACACGGTTCGTATTCACCTTTTTCTTCAAATTTGTTATCGCATAGATCGTAAATGGTTTTGGCACCCTGGTCCCGAGCACGTTGTATACTGGCCACCGAACTACGTTTTAAGAACACAACTATGGTGTCTGCATCTACCTCACTCCAGTCGGTTAAAATTTTAGCATCGTATCCTTGTTCTAACAATGCTTGACAAGTCACATCTCCACGCAGTCGATGACTCGCACGTTTGCTCTTGTAAGCATCACTGAAAAATCTAATTTTCATTTTATTATCCTAATTGCACACTGAAAGTAGTTGTTTCTATGAAGAATTTCAAAAGTCCTATCAAATTTTTCAATCCAGTGCTGTAACGCAAGATATTCCCCATCCTGCCATTTGGTAAATTCTTCCGGATTGCCCCAACAATAAAAATCATCAAAATGAATAATTGTTCCAGGAACTATTTGATTGTTAAGTAAGGTTAAGACTGTTTCAGTACTAGAACACAAATCACAGTCTATATGAATAAACTTTACAACATCAGAATTTTCATCAATCCAGCCAGGAAGAGTTTTGTCATACCAGCCTACTACTAATTTTACATTAGGCAAAACCTCAGGAAGATTCCCTCCAAGACTCATTTGTCCTTTTGGAAATACTCGATCATCGGTCATATGCCAGGGTTCTGGCAATCCTTTAAAACTATCAAATCCGTGTACATCTTCATTTTTAAAAAAATCTGCTATTTGATTTAATGTTCGGCCTTTCAGTACACCGAATTCACAGATGTAACCACTTCCTACAGTTTGTTCAAGAGAACATTTGATTAGATTGGCTCTATGGAATTTTTGCCAAGAACCTGGAATTGGTAAAGGCGGCATTTCTCCAATTATTTTACTGTTGTGGAAATAATCAATAGAATAATTGTTTTTGTTTATTTGGTCCACTTCATTATCCAATCTTTATTGCCATCCCATGATCCAATCATCTTTAACTTGATCTAACCGGACCATACCCCAGTCCTCTAACAATCCAATTGCGGCAAACTGCCCATAGTCCTTTGAATACATTTCGTGCGGCTTTTGTTCAATCACCACAACAGGCCTGCAGCGTTGTATAGTCTCTTTTGCACCTTGTAACACACGGTATTCAAACCCTTCGCAGTCGATCTTGATGTAGTCAACATTCTGCAAGTTTAAACTGTCAAGTCGGATAATACGAGTATCGCCACCGGTACTGGTGGGATCCACGTGAGTGTGGCCTGTGTTGCCCTCTGTGATTATCATGCGTACCTGTCCTTCTTGATCACCCAAGGCCACGGTCTCTACTGTAATATTTGATGCAGTGACATTGCGTTCCAAACATTCCCTAAACATTGCCACAGGTTCAAATGCAATCACTTGATCAAAATGTTTTGTTAAGTCACGTGACCACAACCCTACATTGGCACCAATGTCCAAGGCAGTTCGTTTGTTCTCCACATGTTGTAAACTACGTAGTCGTACAGGTTGTTGATACTCTGTAGGTCCTCCTTTTTTG